GATTTTGGTTTGCGACCCGTAGGTACTCTCGGTGGAGAGTATACTGGTGGTTTCCGTCAGTATCCAATCCTATCCTCGTATTCCACAAGGATTTGTTATGGAGATGTCGTCAAGTTAAATGACGATGGCTCTACAGTCACTGTCCAGAAAGATACAGGCACAAGTGCGTGTACACCTATTGGTATTTTTCTTGGATGTAAATATATTGATCTAAGCACAAGTCAGCTTAGTTTCAGTCAACAATGGTCAGGAACAGCCCATACTCAAGGTATGGCTTATGTCGCTGATGATCCAAATGTTACGTTTGCTATTCAAGCAGACGGAACAGTAAATGATGATGATATTGGAGCTAACGTAGAGTTAGAGCAAACAGCATCAAGTGCTACATTTGGAATGTCTCGTGTGTCTTTAGACATAAGCACAACAGCCGTTACAGCAGCTTTGCCAGTTAGAATTATTGATTGGTTAGGTGGCTATGATGGTGATGAGAGAGGTTCTTCCTACCCAATCATGTTAGCTAAATTTAACACTGGTCATCAACATGGCATAGGTGTTGTTTCTGGCAACGCACCAGGAGGTGGTTAATCATGGCAGTAGTAAGTAGAGCGCAACTCTTAAAAGAGTTATTACCTGGTCTTAACGCACTGTTCGGACTAGAGTACGATGGCTATGAGAATGAACACGCAGACATTTATGAAACTGAAAACTCCGATAGAAGTTTTGAGGAAGAAGTAAAGCTGTCTGGGTTCGGTGCGGCTCCTGTTAAACAGGAAGGTGCATCCATCTCGTATGACACAGCACAAGAGTCATTCACAGCACGTTTCAACCATGAAACTGTCGCTATGGGTTTCTCTATTACTGAGGAAGCAATGGAAGACAATTTGTATGACAGCCTTTCAGCACGTTATACAAAGGCTCTTGCCAGAGCTATGGCTTATACAAAGCAAACCAAAGCAGCATCACTGCTTAACACTGGATTTGATACATTCACATCTGGTGACGGTGCGTTCTTGTTTAGTGCCTCTCATGGTACTGTGGCAGGTGGTAACAACAGAAATCAGCCATCAGTAGCGGCTGACCTCAACGAAACATCTCTAGAGCAGGCTGTTATTGACATCGCTGCTTTCGTAGATGAAAGAGGACTGTTAATCGCAGCAAAGCCAAGGAAGTTAATCGTGCCTCCTGCACTTATGTTTACAGCAACTAGATTGCTACAAACAGACTTGAGAGTAGGAACTGCTGATAATGATGTAAACGCTATTAAGACCAATGGTTCTATACCAGAGGGCTATAGAGTTAACCATTATCTAACAGATAGCGATGCTTTCTTTATAATGACAGACGTTCCTAACGGATTGAAGCATTTCGTTAGAACTCCTATGGCAACTGGTATGGACGGAGATTTCAATACTGGAAACGTAAGATACAAAGCAAGAGAGAGATACTCTTTTGGTGTGTCTGATCCACTTGGAATTTACGGTTCAACAGGAGCCGCTTAACTAGCAAACTTGGGGGGCGAGAAATCGCCCTCCTTTAATTTTCACCTTGACAGCGTAAGCTGACAATAGCCAAGACAAGGAGAATTACATGGCTAATACAACTTTTTCAGGTGCAGTCCGTTCTAAGAACGGTCTTAAAACCGTTTCTCAAAGCGCAACAACTGGAGCTATTACAGAACAGATTGTTGCATCAAGTGGTGGTGTTCTAGAAGTACAAAAAGTAGCAACTTCAGGTAGAGACAACATCGTAGCCGCAGGTACATCAACAGGTGCTAATAACGCAAGTTTAGGTACAGCCGCTACAATATTCAACGTAACTCCAAATGCACACGGTTCTGGTATTACAGATGCCGCTATTAACACATTCATAAATAAAATCGGTGGTGATATTATAACCACAATATTGATTGATTTACATGGTGGTTTAGCGTCAGGTGGTACAGCCGATGATGTAATTGGTACAGATGGTGGGGCAGCAAATGCCTATATCGCTGAACTTACAAGTGCTGTAAACGGCATACCCTATTTAGTAGAGTTTATGTGCCTAGAAGTTCCAACAGGTGGTGATCCAGATATTAACCTAGTGTGTTCTGCAACAGGAACAACAGCAGAAAATGCGGCTGTAACAAGTGGCACAGTTCTGTTTAATAATGGTGATTTAACATTAGGTCTTCATAATGAGGCAGATGGAGGAACAACACTATCGGCTCTTACTAAAAAGTATCTTTATTTAACTTCAGGTGATGCTACGGAAGCAGCTTACACAGCAGGTAAAATTATGATTAAGATACACGGGGCAGCTTTCGACTACGCTAACGGTTAATTTATGGGGGTAATCTTATGTCACTTATTACAGACGTAAATGTTATTACGATCAGTGATGAAAATGCCGCAAGTGCTAATCGCTTAGTAACTGCGGCTAGACCTGATACGTCAGCAACTATGGCTAATACTACCCATGCAAATGGTACTGCTAGAAATGTGACCGTAACAACAACTGGAACAAGCGACAACGCAAAGACGTGTACTATAACAGGTACTGATGTTTTTGGTGACGCTATGACAGAAGTTATTACATCAACTGGTTCAGCAGAAACGGTAGCAGGGGCTAAACTATTTTTAACAGTTAGTGCTGTAGAGTGTTCAGCTAAATACGCAGCTAACATTACAGTTGGTTCAGGTTCGTTGTGCGCTCAAGCTGTATTTGGAGGAAGAACAAGATTAAAAGGTTTTTCAATAACTTCAGGTGGTACAGCAGGTACAATATCGTTTATTAATGGAACGCCAGAAAGTGGCTCAACATTGATGAAGTCAAGAACGATAGGTACAGCAAATGAAACAGTGGACAGAACTATTCCTCAAAATGGAGTAATGTTTGCTAGTGGATTAAGTGTTAGCTATACGTTAGACAATGCAGACATGATGACGGTTTTTTTCGCTTAGAAAAAAATGTTTGATCCAATAACTATTTCGGCTGCTGTTACAACAGCAAGCACGGCTTTTAACGGAATTAAAAGGGCTTTTGCGGCAGGAAAAGATTTAGAATCCATGTCGCAAGACCTATCTCGTTGGATGGGTGCTGTTAGTGATGTTGATGCTGCTCACAAGTCTGCAAAGAACCCTACAATGGTTCGTAAGCTATTCGGTGGTGGTAGCATCGAACAAGAAGCTATTGAATCTTTTACAGCAAAAAAAAAATTAGAAGAGCAAAGATATGAATTAAAACAATTTTTGATGTTTACTCATGGAAGTAAAGCCTGGGAAGAGTTGCTTCAAATGGAAGGTCAAATTCGTAAAAGAAGGCAAAAAGAAATCTATGACAGAAAAATATTTAGAGAAAAAGTTATTGGGTGGATTGCTCTTACTGTTACCTTGGCTGTTGGAACTGTTATTCTCGTTTTATTTGTTTACTCCCTCATGGGCTTCGACAGAGGTTGGTGGTAATTGCGTTAGAAAAGATGGAGGACAATATACGTTTGAATGGCTATGTGTTGATGGAGAAGTAATATACTTAGCTAAATCAGAAAATATTAAACAATGTTTTACTTGTTTTCTTAAAAAATTCAGCGATTGGACATGGGAGCAAGAAAAAAGAAAAGGAATAAGAGAAGACCCAAAGTATGTAACGTGTAGAAGATATAAAAGAAAACAAGCAAAGAATGGGCAGCAAGTGTGTTTATATAAAGGAGCAAACAATACTTATACTTTAGTTGTTGAGGGGCAGTGTCCAGTAGAGTTTCAATGCAAGTATGACCCAAACGGGAAAGAACCTAATATAGACAGCGTAGTAGACTCTTTAAATGACAGCTTTAAATGAAAACATTAATATTTATTTTAGTTATAATGAACAACACAGAACCAGAGGGAGAGGTAAGATATTCTAGTTATTCAAAATGCAAATGGTATGAAGATATAGTTAATTTGTCTACAGCAGGTAAGACTAGAAACTATTCAGCTTACTGCAAACCATTAGTGATTGAAAAAAAAGAAGATTAATATTAAAGTAAAAGTACCATAGTACTTTTGGAGGGAACATGGCAGTTGTAACACCAGATTTACCAGAATTATTTGAGGAAGCGTTTGAAAGAGCAGGTCTAGAGATGCGATCTGGTTATGATTTAAAAACAGCTAGAAGAAGCCTCAATATACTAACATTAGAATGGCAAAACAGAGGTATAAATCTTTTTACAATAGATTCAGGTACTCTTTCTTTATCAGCAGGCACAGCTACATACACTATGCCAACAGACACAATAGACATTATAGAGCATACGATTAGAACAGGCACAGGCACATCACAGCTTGATACAAACCTTTCTAGAATAAGCGTATCAACATATGCACAGAAATCTAACAAAAATACACAAGCAAAGCCTACACAGATATTTGTACAAAGACTTTCAGGATCAACAACGGTAACTCTTCATCCTGTTCCAGACACAACATATACGTTAGCGTATTTTAGACTAAAAGGTATAGATAGCATATCTTCTGGAATAGCAGGAACGACAACAAGCTATGTGCCTCCTAGATTTGTACCATGTTTAGTTGCAGGTATGGCATATTACATAGCAATGAAAAAACCAGAAGTAGCTAATAGAGTGGCTTCTTTAAAGCAAGAATATGAATTTCAATTTGAATTAGCTGCAGGTGAGGATGCAGAAACAGCGTCTATTAAATTTGTTCCGTATAATACATTTTACACGAGTGCTTAATGACTTATGCAAAAGGAAAATATGCTTTTGGAATTTGCGATAGAACAGGGTTTAGATATCCAATAGCAGAACTTGTGTATGAGTTTACTAATGGTAAAAAAAATGGTGTAAGAGTAGGAAGAGATGTAGCTGACGGTGATCATCCTCAAAATTTTGTAGGAAGAGTAAAAAGTGATGATCCTCAGTCTATAAGAGATGCAAGACCTGATGCAACAGAGCCATTAGAAATTCACGTTGGAGTGCCTAGATTTGATGATTTTGATGCTAAAATAGATACAATGTTTGGTCATGTTGGTATTGTATCAGTAACAACAAGTTAATATGGCTTATTTGCAAAGCAATATACCCCATTTTAAGTGTTGGGTAAGAAGAGAATATACTTGTAACCATGAGAAATATCATGGCGAGTTTTTGCATGGAATGGCAATAGCTGTAACAACAATGCCTAATAGGTGTTTAAGTTTTCAAATAATATTTAGTGGATGTGAGGTAGACGATACAGACGAAGAAAACGTACATGGTGGAGCAATGTGGGCTAGAATGCCGATTACAGCTTTAGTAGCAGATACTCCAGTAGAGGAGTGGGCAACGCCCATGCCTGTTCACTATGCACAACCGTGGGATTGTTCCTCCCTTGACCACGCAGTGTATGTTTTGGACAGGGCTACACCATGTCCTTGGTTGGCAAAAGTTGGTAATAAATTTTTTCCTGCTAAATATATGTTTACTGTAGATTATGTTGGTAGTGAAATTGCAGATGATCCTGCTCAACATAAACAAAGTCATGTTTTAGAATTACTAGATGCAGGGGAATTAACGGGTAACATAGTGGCGTTGCCAAATAACAGAGTTAGAGTTACTCATCCTGCATGGTTTGAAACAGGAAAAGGCTCACCAGACTTTAAACCATCTCAACATATACATTACTCTAAGTCGGATTTAGATTATGTCTTGGATGTTAACCAAATTTTTGATAATATATACGCACCGAGCAAGGATAAAAAATGAACTACACAGAGTTAACAGCGTCTATA